GGCGCATTTACAGAACAAACATTACTTAACCAAGAACTTAGAGTTGGTGCTCGTTATCCAGAATCACGTACTGGTAACATTGACGCATCTATCGTTACTGGTCAAGGTGTACAGGCTCTTATGGGAGCATTTGACACTCAAGTCAAATCAGCCCAAGCAATCTTTGCAGCAGCACTTCGTGACGTAATTCGTTTATGTTTTGAAATTGATGAAATAATTTTTCCAGAAGAAAAAACAATCCGTGGTGTTGATTCTGGTTCACCATATGAAATTACCTATAAACCAACTAAAGACATCAAGAATGATTATTCAGCCGATGTCCGTTACGGAATGCTTGCTGGTCTTAACCCAGCCCAAGGTCTTATCTTTATGTTGCAAGCACTTGGTGGTGGATTAATCTCTAGAGATATGGCTATGCGTGAATTGCCATTTACAGTTAACGTAACACAAGAACTCGAAAAGATTGAAATTGAAAATATGAGAACATCTTTACTTGGTTCTCTAACAGCATTAAGTCAAGCAATTCCTCAGATGGTCGCAGGTGGACAAGATGCATCTGGTATAGTAAATAAAATTGCTGCGGTTATCAAGGCTCGTCAAAAGGGTCAAGCATTAGAAGATGCAATTGAGGCCACATTCGCTCCGCAGCAACCAGTTCCTCCTGCTGGAGTTTCTACATCTATGGTTGAGCAAACGTCCCCTGCTCCCTCTGGTGCTCCAGTAGGAGGCGCTCTTCCACCTGGACAAGGCGGAGAAATGGTTCCACAACAGGCTCCAGATATTCAAACAATTCTTTCAAGTTTAACCGCAAGCGGAAAAGGTAATGCACGAGTAGTAACTAGAAGTTAATTAGGTAGGGGACAATGACAACAATTATCGGTTTAGAATATAAAGACCGCTGCTTTATAGTTGCTGATAGTCAGACTACTGATGCTGATGGTAGAATTTATACTCACCCTGAAGTTAAAAAGATTTCAGAGAGTGGTATGTTTTTAATTGCTGGTTCTGGAGAAACACTTCCCTGCGATATTGCACAACATATTTGGGAACCACCAGTTCCAACCAAACAAGACAGAGAAGACTTGTATCATTTTATGATTGTGAAGGCTATGCCTTCTCTTCGTAAGTGTATGTCAGATAATGGTTACAACTTTGATGAAGATACAAAAGAAAATAGATTTCAATTTATTATGGCTATTGGTGGAGAAATATTTGATGTCGACCAAGAGTTATCAATAAGCAAATCTGCAGACGGGGTATATGCTGCAGGCTCTGGTGCTACATATGCACTAGGTGCTCTATACGCTGGAGCAGATGCATATGAAGCAATGGAAATTGCATCTAAACTTACAGCATTTACAGCAGGTCCATATATATCAAAAGAACAACCTAGAAAAATTAAGTAGGAGGAATAATGGCTGAGAATCGTGGAGGAATGCGCCCAACGGCGCCACAGAATAACCCAGCAAACGTTTCCGCAACTGGTGGAGCGGGACAATCTGGAACTCAGGCTGCAAGATATATTCCTGGAATGAGTCAATTAGGTTCTACTGGTGTAGAAACAATGGCTCAACAACAATCTGCTCCTATGGCAGGCCCAAGTCAATCTACACCTACTATGCCACCTATTGTTCCTTTAACTTCTCCAACCGAAAGAGTTAATGAACCAATTACAACTGGTATGGATTTTGGCCCAGGCGCAGGAAGTGAAGCATTAAACCTTCCTCGTGAGCGAAGCCTTTCTGAAATTCTTGCATCAATGATTGATGTTGACCCAACTGGGGATGTTCAAGAACTTTATAACTATGTAGCGTCAAGAGGTTTATAAGTTGAGCAATCCAATAACTACAATTGCTGGCTTGTCTCCTGGTGTCGCCACCGCTGCAGTCCAGTCTAATTTGTCTAATTCAGAAAAACAACAATTAGCCGCTTTTACCGAGTTGAAAAAAACACACGATTTTCTTACAACATTGCCACAAAATGATGCATATAAAAGTTTTAGTAATTTAACTCCAGAATGGCAGTCAGCCCTTAAGTCTTACTTTAGCCCTAAATATGTTCAAGAAGATAGAGGCTTTTTTGGAAATATTGGAAGAAGTTTAAGTTCATCTGCAGATTACGCTGTACAAACTTTTAAAGAACTTGGTATGCAAATTGCTGGATTACCAATTACCCCTACAACATCTGTAAACCCAGCAGAAGCAATTTTAACTCTTGCTACTGGAACACCTGTTGCTGTAAATAAAGAAACTGGCGTTGCGTCTGGTGCTGGAAGAGTTCTTGAATCTTTGGTTCGTCCACAAGAAAAACTTGTTAAGCAACCATATAGAGCAGCACGCTTGGCTCAAGAAGAAGGCGATACTGCAGAATTTCTTTTTGAAAGATTTTTTGTCGAAGGATTCAAAGAACTTTTACCAGGTGGGGAAGATGCAACAGTAGAAGATAATTCTCAAAACTGGAAAAGATTTTGGGAACAAGCATCTGATAAAGAAAACGTATTTGATAAGAGTGAAGTTGAAAAGATTAAACAAACACTTACTCCAGAGGTCGCTTATGTTGCACAGTTGCTTGCTGGTAGAAAAAACTTTATAGATTATTATGACAAATTATTAACTGACCCTAAGGCTCTTAATATTGTCAATCGATTTACAAGCGGTTTACCAGAAGATGAAGAAATAAGAAAATCAGTTGGTAGTGCAGTTGCTAGTTTTGAAAAGGCTAAAATCAGCCCAGGAAGAGATGTTGCACGTTCTTTAGTTAGTCTATTTCCGTTTGAGGCCGAAAAAGCAATTATGGGCGACGGTAAAGCCAGTTTGTTTTTTAATACAATTTCTGGCGGTATTGACTTTAGCGTAACGTTTGGCTTGGACCCATTAATTATTGCAGGTAAGGCTAAACGTACCGCTGATATTGCACGTTTTGGTTTAATTAAACTAGGTGAGAATCCAGCAAATCTTGAAAAGGCGTGGAGAAATCGCAGTGTTCGTAGATACTGGGACAACTTAGGTAAATTATTTCAAGAGTATAACCTTGGAGATATTGCTACCAAGGGTAAAGTATTAACTCGTGTTCAAGAACGTTTCCCTGAAATTAATTTAGATGTTGCAAGATATATGGCGCCTAATATTAAAGACGCAGATACTGCCTTAGAGTTCTTTAGAGGCGGAGATATCATTGATGACATTGTTAAAGGCAATGCTGGACTACGCAGAGACCCATTAATACCACGCTACACCTGGGGTCGTAGCCTTACAAACACAGTTCGTGATGCGCTTACTAAAAATTTACCAAATTCAAAATATTCGTCATTAAATCTTCCTGACACGGTAGATGATATTGCTCGCTTACTTGATGAAAACCCAGTTGGCTGGGCAGATAAAATTGGTTACAAAGAAGTAACTGGCAGAGGGTTAACTGGTTTTGACAAGGGTAAAAGATTCAAGTCTAAAGATGCTAGTACTGCCGCTAAGATTGATTCACTATTTCGTCAATTTTCAATTGCACCATCTCAAGAACGTTTAATATCTTTAACAGATACGACAAGTGCTGACCAAGTATATCGTTTAATGCGAACAGTTGTAGATAAAGGTTCTGCATCTACATTTCGTGCTGCTTGGATTGCAGCAACCGAAGGTCAACGTTTACTTATGTACAAGGGTATGTTAAAAACCCTTGCTTATGGAATGGGTTTAGACCTTACTGCTGGTGGTAAAAAGTTTATTGATGAAATTGATGTTATGTCAAAAGAACTTTATTCAGTAAACCAAAGTGCTCTTGACCTAGGAGAGTTTTCAAGAATATTAGGAACTGCTAATCCAGTTGGTTTGCCAGCCCCAGAGGGCGTTCGTAAATTAGTCGCAGATGCAACCGATATAGTAACAGCAGAAGGAAAAGCAAATCGTCTTGCTGCCTCTACCGCCGCTGATATTGCAAATATTTCTAATCAAATTAAAGCATTTAAGGCTATTAAAAAACAATTACTTGACCGTCAAAAAATTGCAGTATTAAAACAAGAAAAAGATTTAATTTCAGAAACAATCTCTGATATTGATAAATCTCTTAAAATTCTTGGCGGAACTATGGGCAATACTGTAAAGTCCCGCAAGGCTTTAAAAGAAATTATTGAAGGTTTAGAACCAATAGATGCTGCAATTTATAATGCTGCCGAGTTAAATGGTGCTCAACGAGGTGTTCGCTCTTATCAATTATCTCAGTCTCGCTATATGCCAAATTTACTTGACCTTCGTAAGTTTGAATTACGTGGAAATATATTTTCATCTATAACTGGTAAAGTTGGAGAATCTGTAGCAAACCAAAAAGTTACAGATATTTGGTCTTTCTTAAATTTATATCCTCGTTTAGGTATTCGTACTTCAGTTGAAGAAGTTGGAACGTATGGTTTAATCGGAGGACTTGAAGGCATCGTAAACTATATAAAAGGTTTTGCAATGTCACAAGAGGTCCGCAAAGGAATAGCCCCATCTGCTAAAAAAACTGCCTTTAGGGAAAGAGATGTTGAGGTAAGCCCACTAGGAATACTATCTCGAACCTTGTATAGGGTTTTAAATAAGTCATACGACAAAGAGCAAATTGCTAAATTTGCAAATAGCCCCGATGACTTAGCCACCGCCGTTGGTGTTGCACTGA